TATGTAAGTCAATACGAACCTTCTTTCCTGAGATTGTAGCACGATAACTTTCAATCGTAAGAGGACCTCCAAATAGTTTAAGTGTTTCTCTTGGAGGAGCTGGAAAAATCTTACCCTTTCCATCTACATCATAAATACGATATAGTAGAGCCATTCTATCCCAACGAATATGAGGATCAATAGACTCTTTTAGTAGATAGGCCATAGAACATTCTGGGCAACAGAAGTTCCCATAAACTTTATATATACCTTTCCTTTCAGATTCTGGAATAATACATGGCTGGTTAGTAAAACTATGAGAACACCAATAACATGCTACGTATGTAGATTCAGGTAGTTTATTAATCTTATTTGATTCGCGAAATTCAACCATAAGTTCACACTTTCTAAATACTTGAAGTGGGCGACTTTCTTCTTCCTTTGAAACAGGTTCAGATTTACTACTTTCTTCATAAATAAGATTTTGTTCTTCTTGTTTTATCTCTTCTACCCTCTCTTCTTCAATCGTGGATTGTATTCCTGTGAAAATATTATCTGCAGTTTGGTCATAAGGTTCTGGTTCATTTGGTAGTGATGGATCATAACGTATCTGTTGTTCTGGAAAAACAACTTCTGTTGAATGAATATCAAGATGTGCTATTAAAGGTTTACGAGGCTCTACATTAAAATTGCCTTCAATACCATTCGGTGTAACAACGGCTACAACTTGAATAGATTTCTTTGATTTTCTCTGTTTTGGAACAACTGCTTCTTGTGGCTCTTGTGACTCTAATGATACAACCTTTTTACGAGGTGCCATTTTACTACATAATTTCTAAGATATATTTTTAAGTGGTTAATATACAAGCACTTAAAATTTATTTATATATATAGAATGAACTCTGAACTACCAACTATTAAGGTTACAAATAAACCATTTACAAAAAAGACTCTAGATGACATAAATAAGTTATCAGGTATTATGCTAAGTAAAATGAAAAAGAGTGAAGGTGGTGGAAAGAAGAAGAGATCTAAAACGCGCAAACTCAAACGCTAAATATTGTTAACATTGAATTCTTCAGGCTCATCGTATTTTAGTACTTTAACACTTTTAGGAATACGTCCTAACTCTTTTATGGGATTCATTTCAATATCTAGCAGTTGTAAGCCGTTCGGTAGCTCAGGTATCTCTTCTAAATTATTCTGTGCTAATTCTATCTGTTTCATATTCTTTGGAAACGATTTTATATAACTAATACTACAATTAATCGCTTCCAAATGCGTTAATGAGCTTGGCAGATGTTCTAGTTTTTTAATATTACTATTTGATATTTTAAGAGATTCTATCGTGTTTGGAAGATTATCTATTTTTAAAACGTTTTTATTTCCTATATTATTACTCCCTACATCTAGAACTTTTAGAGATTTAGGTAGATTCTCTAAAGACTTTAACTTGTTACCTGCTAAACTTAATGAGAGAACATTAGGGGGGAGATCTGGCACCTTTGTTAATTCTAAGTCGTCTAGCACCAGAGGTGCAGCATCGTTATTTTTAGAAACCCATTCTTGAATCGTTTTTATAAGTTGTATACCGTTTACCGCATCTAACTCTTCTAGATTAGCAGAAACAAATTTAAATTCATTTTGTTTTTCAGATAAATTATTATCATAATCCAATGGTAAACTCTTATCTGTAAAATTAAGTAGTTGAAAAAAACCAGTTTCTTTATTAATAGCAACTTTATAGTTCTCATCAAAAAGGTCAAACCCTTCCTCGCTCATCAAACTTTCCATTAGTATTTGTAGTTCATCAGAACCTTTTACCATGTGAAAAAGTGAATAATTAAAACTATCGACATTATCAATCACCCAGTCTGAAAATTCTTCTATGGTTTCAGTATAGTTATCGTGAATAATTTCTCTTCTAGGATATAATATAATTTCTGGAACACCTATTATGTTTCTAGCATCTTTATATAACTTATAGTATGTGTTATAGTATATATCTCTATGAGCTCTTTTAGTCATTTTATTATTTTTATTATTATTATTATTATTATTATTATTATTTGACATATCAGCTAATAGTTTCTTAAGAGTTTTAGCATCTTCATGAGCAATTGCTATTATACCAACAATTTCTTTATCTTTTACTTTTTCAAAATTAATACAAGGGTCATAATCTTTTCCATATGTAGTGCATCCTTTAAAATCAACTTTATCACATGATACTATACCGCCTTTACCTTCTAATCTATCTTTACGTGTATATGGTGAAGGTTGTATTAAATTAATAAGTTTCACGTCATGTTTTAAAACAAAAACACAAGTATAATCGTATTTTTTAACAGATTCTGATACAAAAGGATAAGGATAAAAGAATACATTAAAATTGGGAAATAAACAGTAAGAATTTCCAGGTTGTGGTAATCCAGCAAAGTCTTTAGCTAAGTCACTCACAGAATTTGTTGAACGAAATAGAAGAGTTCCTTTCGGGATAGTTACAGTATAATATTCTTTATCCATCTAAAAAAACAGAATATATTTAGTTAGATGGAAAAAAATGATTCTTTTGAAGGTTTACCAAATAGAGTAAAAACAATCTTTGAACTAATGATAAAAGAATCAAGTTTAAGAAGACATATAATACTGAATGGACCACCAGGTTCTGGGAAAACTAGTTCAGCAAAACTATTTGTAGAAGCTCTTTATGGGAAGAATAGTATAAACGGTAAATTTTCTAGAGCCCTTTTTCTAAATTCAAGTGATGAACGTGGATTAGAAGCAGTTCGTTCTCGTGTATATCCGTTTATTCGTTCTTCATTACATTCACTTTTTGGCGCTAATGAAATCGAAAATAAACCTAAAATTATTATTTTTGATGAAGCAGAGACTCTAACAGACCAAGCACAGATGGCTCTTCGTCCTCTTCTGGATAAAGATCCAAATAATGTTTTAATTATTTTTTTATGTAATTCTATTTCAAGAATTCATTCATCGATTGTTCATAAGTTTTTGGTTATACAACTTGAATCACCAGTCCCACTTGATTTTAAAAACAGATATAATAAGATTTTAAATATGAGTGAAAATAGTATTTCAAATATTGATATTTTATTTAGAAGAGGTGATATTCGGTATTTTCTACTTAATCCAGAAAAGAAGGAAGAAGTAAAAAATATATGGAAACTATTGATGAATGCAAAAAGAGATGATATTCATACTATTTTTACATCATTACTAAAAAACTGGATGTATCATGAACTTACTATGTTCTTATTTTTTATAAGTTATATATTAGATATATGCGATATTAGTTCCACAAAAGAACTATTACAGTATACAGATTCTGATTTTTTAAAGATATGTAATAGTAGTCTTCGTATAGAACTACTAAGTAAATGGTTTATTACTAATATTTTAGATAAATTAGAAGTTTGTTAATTAATTTACTGTTTTTTTCTTTATATTATTAATAGGATTTAAAAAGTAAGCATAGAACGGATAGTAGAATTCTGAAAAGATAAAAGCGAGAAATGAGAATGTAAAAGATGTTCCCCATCCATTTCCTATATATTGATTATAGCCCCAAGATAATCTAGCCGCACCGTATGACCATAAAATTGCCAAAATTATATATGTTACAAGCAAAATCCAAAAAATATTTTTTGCAGTTTCATTTTCTTCTTTTGTAGCAAAAGACTCTTTCTTACTTGATGCAGCATAACCTAAATAACTTAGAAAAAACATTCTATAATACAAAAATATAAAAAAATTGTTTATAATACTTTAAATATTTTATTATTTAAAAATGGAAGTATCTAATTTAAAATTTACTCCACTTCGTATTTCAACACTAGTCACAACAGGTCATCTTGGAACAACACTTAGTTTAGATAAACTTTTCGATCAGTTTTCTAAATATGCCATTCCGATTGGATATCCAGATGAAGGCTTCTTAAAGATTGAATATGGAGAGAAAGCATTTGGTTATAGTTCTCGTGATATTCTTTCAAAACGTAAAGTTTCTAAGAACTCTTTCTTTAATCAGTCTACGCTTGTAGTTCGTAAAAAACGTGAAGATTCAGATTCTTTTAAAGAAGTAAATATTAAACTTTTCGCAAATGGAGGTTTTCAGATGACTGGTATTACATCTGAAGAGTATTCAAGAAATGTTCTCTCATGGGTAATTAATTTATTTAACAGTTTTGAAACTTCTATTTCAACAAAACCTCTATCAGTAGAAAAATTCTCCGTTCAACTCCTTAACAGCGACTATAAAATGAATGCTCTTGTTCGTCGTGACGAGCTTCATAAACTTCTTTCACAGAAGTATCGTTTATTTAGCACACTTGAAACAACAATCTATCAAGGTATTAATACAAAATACTATTATAATGAGAAATCTTTACGAAAAAATGGTATTTGTTGGTGTGATAAGTGCTGTAATGGGCAAGGTGATGGGAAAGAGCTAGGACAGTGTAAACGGATTACAATCGCAATCTTTCAGACTGGTAGTGTAATTATTACTGGAGCTCGTAATATGAGTCAGCTAGATGAGGCATATGATTTTATTAATGAGATTATTAAGAATCACTGTTCTGAAGTATTAAAACCTGTAAATGCGGTAAATTCATAAAATGTGTTTCCGGATTGTTTCATAGAATAAGAATGGCCACTCCTACAACCACACAGACTGTAGATATCGTTCCTTCGGCGCAAACACTACTACACGCGGCTCGCATCGCTATCCAGCATGACAAACCTATCTTACTTGACTATTATGTAGATACGGCAGAAAAGAAAGCTTTTATGGGTGAAGATGCTGAGACAAAGGAGAAGATGCTTGTAAAGTCTGCTGATGAGTTTACAAGTCTTATCCAGAAAGTTTACAAGGTAACAGATGATTTTATTACTTTAACTGAGAACAGTATTTATATTATTTCTGCTAAAGTTGAAAAGCGTCGTATTAACGCTAAGACTTTAAGAGACAAATATGAGAAGGACAATTAATTTTTTCTAAATCTCAGTTAGAATGGTAAGACATCGTAAAACTCGCAGAGTTCATAGAAAAGGCACACGTAAAGCAACTCGCCGCATGAGAGGCGGTTTTATTCAGTTAAACCCTGCTGATATAAATGATTCTTCTATGGCTGTTGCATCTAAGGTAAATATGATGCAAGGACAAGAGTATGGTTCTATGCATTCTAAACAGCACGGCGGCCAAAATATGAATATTCCACCAAACCACCACAGAATGCCAAATGGAACTATTATGGCCAATAGCATGCATAAACAAATGGGTGGTGCCAAACCAGAGTTTATGTTTCTTAAACAAAATGGTGGGATGGCGGATGTAGGTTATACTGGTGTTCTTGATTCTTCTCTACGTGGTGCTGCTCGTATGGATCCTCTTGATCAGGCCTATAATGAGATTGTTGGAATGAAAGACCAGGGTGGCGGTGGTCGCAGACGTCGTGGTCGTCGTGCTCGTAAAAGCGGTAAGAAATCTCGTAAGTCTCGCAAATCTCGTAGAAAGATGAGAGGTGGTTTTGCCCCGGTTGATGCTCCAACTATGATTTTACAAGGGCAAGAAGCGAATGAAGCG